TTAATGTTTAAAGGTCATCGCATTATTGTTATAGGTGACACACACGACTCTCCAAAAATTTCTCAAGACCGATTCAAATGGATCGGTAAATATATTCATGACAACCAACCTGATTATATAATTCAAATTGGAGATTTTGCTTCCTTTGATAGTCTATCCTTTTTTCAAAAGAATACTTCTCAAGCTGGTAAGCTTAAGGATGCCTACATGCAGGACATAGATTCTCTAAGGACTGCTATAGATCTATTAGATAAATATATCGATAATGACAATCTTCCAAGGCATTGTACCTTTGGGAATCATGAACAGCGTGTACATAGATTTGAAGAAGGTATTCCTGAAATACAGGGAATGATGCGTAAAGAATTATATGACTCCTTTACTTTAAAAAACTGGAAGCATTCAGAATTTGGTGCGTTTATAATTATAGCTGGTGTATCATTTACCCACTGTCCATTGAATATTATGGGTAAAGAATATGGTGGCAGAAACTGTGAAATACAGATTGCCAACGATGCAACTAATGATATAGTTTTTGGTCATACTCATAAATATCGTGACTGGAAAGCTCCCAAAATTGGGGATAAAAACTTCGTTAGGATTATTAATGTAGGTTGTGCGTTGCCTTTCGGACATATTGAGGAGTATGCAAAGCTTAACCTGACTGGATGGTCATGGGGTATTGTTGAACTAGGTATATGGGACAGTCATATCCAGGAAAGTCAATTTATTTCCATGGATAGATTGGAAAAACAGTATGACTAATTGGAGAATAAGAAGGGCAAGAGATTTAAAGGGTAGATACAAAGGTGACGATAAAACTACTCCTGATTTTAATGAAGCTTGGGTAACAGGTAAAGCACCCTGGTTTAAAAAGAAATGGAGAAAACTTATGAAGTGGTTTTTGAAAGGATATTATAAATGATCACACATGAAGCAGACTGGGATTCTCAAAGATGGTTTAATTTTACGCCAGGAGAATTTGTATGCAAGTCTTCTAAGGAACTTAAAATTTCACCTAGGATTTTAGATTTCCTTCAAGCTTGGCGTACACATGTTGAGGAAAGAGTAACAATTAATTCGGGATATAGATCCCCAAATTATAATATGAGTGTATCTAAAACTGGAATGGATGGACCTCATACTACAGGTTTGGCAGTTGACCTGGCTACCAATACTCAAACACAATATCAACTTTTAAAATTTGTTATGAACTATACTGAACCCCCTATAGGGATTGGTGTAGCTAAAAATTTTACCCATGTTGACTATTGCGATGAAACTGTTAATCCTAAATTTAATGTACGACCTAATGTTTGGAGATATACTTAATGGCTTGGTTTAGTTTACTGGGTATGGCAGTTAAAACAGGTGCACACCTGTATGCCAATAAACAGAGAACAAAAGCATTCATGTCTGATGCTCAGTTAAGACACGCAGAATTGATGGCTCAAGGAAAAATTGAGTACCATGGTAAACTTTTAGAACATCAAAAGAATGACTGGAAAGACGAATTTGTTTTGGTCATAATTTCGATCCCAATTGCTTTACTTGCCTGGTCAGTTTTTTCAGAAGATCCTGAAATACAAATGAAGGTGGATCTTTTCTTTGACAGATTTGCTGCACTTCCTTTTTGGTTCCAGGCAATTTGGGTATCCGTTATCGGAGCAATTTTCGGAATAAAAGCAACAGGTTTAATCAAAAAGAAATAGGAGGAATATGCCAACTATACAAAATATATGGAATCTAATTAAGACTCATAAGAAGATTTCTATTGCAGTAGTAGTAGTTATAATAATACTTATACTTACTTAAATGGATCTGAAAGACAAAATAATTGCTATGGCTCTCGCTGCCTTAATAGGTCTTGTGGGATGGAACCTCCATGAAACGTGGAGTATGAAGGAACAAGTTTTTAAACTTCAGCAGGGACAGATAGTTTTATCAAAACAGATTCAAAAGAACTCTGCTTTTGTTAAACAAAAACTTAAACAGATAAAGAAAAGAAATAATAAAAAGAATATTGATAAACAAATAAAGAAAAATAACAAAAAGAATAAGAAGAATAAGAAGAAGAAACAACAAGATGAATAAGCATTACATTTATTTTTTAAAGAAACGAAGGTGGCATGGCAGAAAAAAGAGATGAAATATTTAGCTATACTTTTAATACTACTCTTTCTGAGTGGTTGCAATTTTAAGAATGTCAGACATAAGATAGGTATTACTACTAAACCTTTTGCTAAAGATGATGGTTTTGAATCAAGTACCAAGATGAATTATACCATCATATTTGGAGTAGTCAGACCGAAAGAAGATGACGATTAAATCTAAACCATCTATTGAAAGTAGTAGATCTGATTTAACTACACTTATAGATAGTTTAGAAAGTGATAATAAAAAGTTAGCTCATCAAATTCAGGGTTTCGAAAGTACTATTCAAGAATATAAAAAAGAAATTCGAGATCTAAAGGCACATATTAGATTATTATCTGTTCATCCTTAATGCACAGTAAACCTAATGGATAGAATATTTATTATAATATTTACTTCTCTTGGATTAATAGTTTTATTAAGTCTTTTTATGTTGATAACATAATGATAAGAAAGAAACGTACAATTTATACCTGCGGTAAATGTAAAATCTGCAGTAAAGAACACCTATCAAATGAGGGGGGTTGGATCATTAATGCTGAACATAAAAACTTCTGTCATTCCATAGAAAAGTCTTGCTTTGATGAATATCTAGCCCATAAAAGCCCATAAGAGCCTCGTATACTACGATTTAAGGACTATCCCTTGTCTATGTACCTATCAATTTGAACGTGCATCAGTAAGCTTTAATGGAGCTTACCACCTGATTCAATGAAAACTTCAGATTCAAGTTGAGCTAAAGCAGATTTCATTAATAGAATAGAAAAATCTTTACACTTATATAGGTCAGCAACATTAATCACAGAAGAAATAAGAGCTACTTGTAATTGATCTATGTTCGTTCCTGAAAATATATCATGCACTATCTCTTGCATCAAACTATCAGTTGACGAAAGACATTTCTCTAAATCCAAACCTCTTTCTTTCATTATTTTTTTAAGATCATAGTACATGCGATATATGTACTAACTTATATGGTATAGGGAACGCACTTTTAAAGAAGGCGAACCTCATTAAGCCAATGAGTGATAGTAAGGGAGATATTCGTCTAACAAATCTATCTGTTCGCCTTCTCTCGAAGTTGTAAAAGATTCGCCTACAACAGACAAATCTAATTACATTTCTATCTACTTAAGGTGAGATATTAAACCTATCTAATGGAACATACATTACCATCAAATTCTAGAATTGATTGTCAAAGCTATCTGCATCTGCATCTTTATCTTTTTCATCAACAGGCTTTTTAGTATCGCTTACTAATCTAATTTGTCCTCGTACCCTTGGAACAAGAACTTCAGTAACAAATCTTTGGACATCATTGTTGTCCTTATAAGATCTGTTATCCAGTTCTCCTTCGACATAAAGCATCGTGCCTTTACTTGCATACTTTTCTAAAGTTGTTGCAAGATTAGGATCAAATACTTTAATCTTATTCCAGGTAGTTACAGTTTTCTTTTCACCATCTTTTTCTTTCCACGACCTATTAGTCGCTAAAGATAACTTGGCGAACTTTGCGTTTAGACTGGTTGTTCCGATCTCAGGATCAGCACCTAGTCTACCTAGTAAAATGACTTTGTTTATCATTCTTTCTCCTTTATTATTTTAATTATCTTACTTTTTATACCTTCTGAATTGCTATTGAATTTCTCTTTCATGGCTTCAACATATTTTACGTTGTCAAACATGCCAAGAAATACATCAGCACTTACTCCTAAATGACTGAACGCTTTTGTCATAGCATCAGTCAAAGCTTTCTTTGGAGCTTCATCATCAAGTGTTCCAGCTTTCCTATACAAACCACATACCGAAGATACTGGTCCATATTTGTACCATATATCATCAATCATATACACTAACTTAACTTCAGCAAATACATTTGCATCTGTATAATGAAACTTTGCATCATAACTCCAACCTTTACCAACTGGTCCAAATATCCTAGTCATCATCATGATCTGATACATGGGATCAATTGTTGTTAGAGTCTTACCAAACTTTGGAAATGGTTTAGTATACTTGGGATCAGTGTGTTTTAATTTATCCCATAGCTCTGTATTTTTTACATCTTCAATCATATATTACTCCTTTCAGTATTATATTTTTTACTTACTATATAAACATAAGCATTTCTTGTACTAGCATTCTTCCTTTTATCTTGTCGTTGGATATCACCTAACTTATATAGTTCCGTCACTCTAGGTCTAACTGTAAAGCTACTAAGATTTAACAATTCAGCTACCTCATCTGCAGTAGCACCAAAGCTTCCTTTATTTTTAATAACATTGAATACTTTAATGCGAATTGTTTTAGCTCCAGCAGTAATTAATTCTGCCGCTTCTATCGAAGTATCAGCAGTCTTACTGTACCCTGGAGAGAAGGGATATGAGCTTTTTATTCGAACCATTTTTACTTATCCTTTCACCTAGATCTTTGAATGTACTCCAACTAACCAAGTCAGGTGGAGCTTTCTTATTTTCTACATAGTACCAAAACAAAACTTCAGCAGCTAACAACTTGTTTTGAAATTCTTTATTGCTTTCCACTTCAGTGATATCATATTTCATATTGCCATAGAAGACAGATAGAAATGCTTTTGTTTCTTTTGTTACCATTAGATAATGTTGAATTTGTGCAGCATATTTATCGACTACCTTCCCTGAATTACTGAAAGCATTTGTGTGTTTGCATTCTAATAATCCTTCCTTATGTACTCCAGCCCATGCAACGCCATCTATATGAGCATAGATATGAGGGTACTTATCCATTTTAAAAAACTTTTGCTGATCCTTAACAACATTACCTGTTTCTTGTTCATACCAATGAATATTAAATGATTCCGTATGGCTTCCCATTTGTACTGGTAATACCTTTGATAAATCTGCGGGTTTTGTTTCGCCCACCTTTTCACTCCATAACTGATACCAGTCCCCTTCGTATAGTCTTGTAGCATCACTGCCACCGACTCCTTTACTTCGGTCAAAATCTGCTTTCATTTATTCCTTTCTAATTACAATTCATTTTATCTAGATCAATAGGTTTATCTTTGTAGAACCATACCCAAGAAGTTATCTTAGTTCCTTCTTGCGTATAGGTACATTTCTTACCTATCGTACAAGCATTTAAAATAACCAACAGTGTTAATACCATTACTATTTTATTCATATTGTACCTCCTATCTTCCAAAAATGTTTAGGGTTTTTCAAATCCTTTTCGATAAGTTCATCTGTTTTCTTATCGATATATTTGTACGCCCATTTTTTGAAGTGTATATTTTTTTTTCTTTTCGAACTTTTCTTTCTTTCTTTTTTCATGTTCTACCATTAATATATTTAATTTTTCTAATTGTTTTTGATCTATCTTTTTTTCAAAGATTCTTTTTGCAAAGTCTTCATATACTTTGTCATCGAACTCTATGGTTCTATAAAACTTTAACAGTTTCATTAGCCAAAATTGTTTTCTTACATGGTATGCTGAATAATCAGGTCTTATCCTTTTCTTTATCTCCATTTTCTTTGTTACCTTTCGGTGGTGGTTTAACTCCTTGAGTTTCATACCAATTTTCACTACTTACTTTTACTTCATTTCTTTCGTGTTGATCAGTTGCATCTTTCAATTCTTCTGCTGTTGGTTCTACCCAATCAGCACCTCCTGGCTGTGTACCTGGGGGTAATGTTTGTTTAGTTACAGCTTTAAAAGTTTCTTCTTTAAATTCTTTAAACATTTTTTCTAAACTTACATTTTTAGATTTAAACTTTTCTACTATAGTCCTTGATTTAACTAGATAATGAATAGCATCTATGAGTTCTTCGATTGTATTATCAATCCAATGATCAAATGGTTTATCATTTGCTTCCATTGTCTTGCCGAATTTTTCCATACCTTTAGCATGTCTTTGACATATGATATCTATTACTTCGTTAACAATAGGATCATTAGTTATCTGATTAGCTTTAACATCTGGGTTTAACATGGTTTGCACCTCCATTTTTAGCAACTAGTTTTAATTGCATTTTAAGTGAATCAGCCCAACAACAAAACAAGAATCCACTAGGCTTTCTTATACCAACTTCCCATTTTGATACAAGACCTTTTGCAACTCCGAGTATCTCGTCCATTTCTAACTGACTGATACCTAGTTTCTTTCTAGCTTGTACAAATTGTGGAATGAGTTGACTGTGAAATATTCTACCTAAAGCATACTTGCTGGACATACTATATTTAGTATCATTTTTAATTAGATATACAAGTTATAGGTTAATCTTATGTGTTCTTTTTATTATCTTGTTATCTAATTTAGTTTTTATTCTTTGTAATTGATCCTGACAATATTCAATAGCATGCATTAAAGCAATTTGATAACACTTTAATTCATTTTCATCTGCATCTTTAAGATTTATATTCATTAGATTCCTTTAGCTTTGTTTAATATTTTATCCATTTCTGTAGAACTTTTTAAGTCTTCATACTTTTTTATTTCAAAATCAATATGTCTTCTTATTTCTTGTAAAGCAAATATACTACCTTGCCATGTCTGATAATTACTTTGATCACTAAGATCTCCTAACATTTTTTTTAAATCCATTTGTTCCTTTCTTTATTAAGGCAAGGGAGCTAGTGCTCAAGTCTTTAAACTTCCAGTTACTAACTCCCTTCCTAAGACGTGGTACACCCAATCAAAATATTAAAAGCCAATGTGTTAACATAAAGCGACCGCTTGATTGACTTCTTCGTACTAAAGAATACGGGATTATATAGCCCTCAAATCTACTGCCCAGTTACCTCTTTAGCGAACCAGGCAGTCTCCCACCTGGCTCTATCTACTAGTTAGATATCCCACTAATAGAATCTCTTAAAATGACATTAGTTCTTTGTTTCTATCTTATCCAATCTTGTATTGATTTTTTCTAATACATCAT